CCTAAAGCGTCAGAACCTACCGTCAAACAACCCGAAGTAACCGCCCCTAAAGCGCCTTCTAAACTTACCGACGCACAGAAGATCGAAGCGCTTGATCGCATGAATATGAGCGACGATGACTTGACCGCTTTTATCGACGGTAAGACCGACATTCTACCTGTTAACATTGGAGCGTTTACTGACTCTGAAGATATACAACGTTCGATGGCGGCTGTCTTAGAACAAGTTGAACAAGGGTTTAAGAAACGTCGTATTAAGACCGATAAAAAATCTTTAATTGAACAAGCGGCTAAACTGCGCAGTCAACTCGACCCGTCAGTTGATCCGTTAGATTACTCGAAGCAGATCGCAAAAGAATCAGAAGATATAATATTTAAAACTGTTGTTGCTGATTCTATGACTTTCCACGCGTTTAAAGAATGGAATAAAAAGATGGCAAGCGGGTTGGACTTTAACGATCCAAAAGTCATAAACGATTTAATGGCGGACTTAGATCGACTTGGTGAGTTCGCTGAAGCGTCAGGTACGATAGGAAGTTCTGCTGGTAAGTTATTACAGAGCCGTAAGGTATTTCGCGATCAAATCGCCGCTGTTGTAAGTACAATGGAAAAACAATCTAAGAAGGTTGAAAAAGAACTTACAGGAGAACTTACTAAATACTCGAAAGATTTAAAACCCGAACAACTAAAAGAACAATTAGAAAAACTTGGAGGTCTTAAAGCGCTTCGTGGTTTTATGAATGAGCTTAGACTTGTTCGTGACCCAGCTAAACTTGGTCGCTTATTAGAGATAAGTCGTAAAGGTCCGTTTGAAAAGATCAAAGAAGCTTACGTTGAATTGCGTTACGACATGATGTTAAGCGCTCCAACGACCCAAGGCGCGGCGTTCATGGGTAATAGTTTGATGAGTTTATACTCGTTGTCTAACCAAGCTATAGGCGGTTTAATGCGCTATCCTAAAACAGGTAACCTACAACCTACAAGAATGGCGATAAACACGGCAAAGAATTTATTGTTTTCATTACCTGACGCTTATAACGCGGCGAAAGTTGCGGCTAAGAACTCGAAAGGTCAAATGGCTTTAAACTCTCATTACGAGAAGATAGGCGGTAAAGCCTTGTCGATGGAAGAAACAGGCATCAAAGGCGCTTTAGGTGAGTCGATAGAAAACTTCGGTGAGCTTGTAGCGTTTGGTCCTAAAGGTCTTGTTTTTCAAGATGAGTTTTATCGTCACTTATTTGCAAAAGCGCAAGTTAAGTCGCTACTAACTGAAGAATATAATCAACTTATTAAGTCTGGTAACGCTCCTGTAGGTAAGCTTGATGAATACATCGAAGGTAAAATGTCACGCTATTTTGTTGATGGTCAACGCTATAAGACAAAAGAAGACGTTAACATGGAAGCCGTTACTCAGGCACGTGAACAAGGTTTAGAAGGCGATGAAGCGGTTGAATTTGTAGAAAAACACATAAAAGATAACTGGACTGATAAACTTTCAAGCGAGATGGAGTATCTTCGTGACTTTGGCGACCGCATTACATTTCAACAAGACTTGAGTAAAGATTATGGATTGTTTGAAAGTCTGGGTTCAACTGTACAAGACTATCGTAACAAACATTTTATCGTGCAGTACATTATGCCGTTTATTAAGACACCTGTTAACATCTTTAAGGAAGCCGCTGGATCAGCAAGCTTTTTTGCCCAGACGCCTATAATTGGTAGACTGTGGGCGCGTAGTAAAGCTGAATTAAACAGCGACAATCCGTTAATACGCGCTCAAGCACGAGGAAGGCAATTGGTAGGTGCGGGTCTTTGGTCTAGTGCTTTATATTTAGCCGACCAACAGATCATAACAGGAAGTGGACCGCGTGATTACAAAGAACTACAGAACAAAAAGAACACAGGTTGGAAAGCTAACTCTATCAACATAACCGCCGCTCAACGTATGTGGAAAAATGGAGACAGCCAAGGCGATCAACCTGGAGATAAATACATAAGTCTTCAACGCGCTGACCCGTTAGCTACAATTACAGGTTTATCTGCTGACTTATTAAGATTAAGCGAAGATAACGACATGCCCGAAGATACTGTAACAGCAATAGCTACTGCGGCGATGCTTGCCGTTAGAAACGCTGTTGGACAGAAGAGTTATTTAGAAACTGTAGGAAGTGCATTAGAAGCTTTAACTAGCGGACAAGCCTTCGGGGATAGCGCTGATTGGATAGGTTCATTATTTGAAGAACTAGCACGAGGAAATACACCAGCTATTTTAAACGCTGTTAATCGTAGTAATGATCCAGTTATGCGCGAAGTAAACGGACCGTTTGAAGCGTTGTTAAATCGTCTTCCTGGATTTGCAGAAACGCTTGATCCTAAAAGAGATGCGTTTGGACAGGTCGTAAAATCAGCGGGTAGTTCGCTACAGCGTCAAGTAAACTCGATTAGTCCGTTGGCTATTACCGAAACAACGACCGATAAAGCGTCTCAGATTATAAACGAGATACAAGGTCGTTATGACTTTCCTCCGTCGGATAAAAAGATTCCAGGATTAGACTTAAAAGATATTAAAGTTCCAGGGACTAAGCAGTCGCTTTATGATCGTTGGAAACAAATATACTCGCAATCTGACGTTAAAGAAGCTGTAATTGAAGCTTATGAAAACCCAGAGTTTCAACAGATGTCTAGAGTACGTTCTAGTTCGCCTTTAAGAGATTTACAAAAAGAAACAATTAATAACGTGTTGTATCAATATAGAGAACAAGCATTTGGGGAACTTATTGATGAATACCCCGAACTCTTAGATCAATATGAGTATCAAGGCGAATTACAGCAAAAGCAAATAGAAGGGGAAGAACTACCGTCTGATATGGTATCGCCTTCCCTTCGTCCATTACTTAACCAATAACATATAAAGAATTATAAATCATCATGGCTAATACATACGTCGACTACACCGCAACTGCCGCGCAGACAGATTTCGCTTTTAACTTTAATTACCTCGAAGATTCACACGTCGTTGTAGAGATTGACGGAATAGATAAAACTTTAACGACTGACTACACCATCGTTACATCGCCTTCTAAAAAGGTTGTACTTACAAGCGGCGCTACAGCGGGTCAGTTGGTACGTGTTAAACGCGTTAGTGACTTCGGTACTGACCTTGTTGATTTCGTCAATGGATCGGTTTTAAACGAAGCTGACCTCGATAAAGCTTATCAACACAATCGTTATTTAAACGAAGAAGCGGCTGAAGGTAATAACGACAGTATGCAAACCGTAGGTGGTGGAACGGACTTTAACGCGGAAAGTAAGAAGATCGTTAATCTTGCGACTCCAACGCTTGGTACAGACGCAACTAATAAGAACTATGTGGACGACAGAGTCGCGTTAGGATCGACCAACTTAAACGGTTTTGATAAGTCAACGCACACAGGCGACAACACCGAGACCGAGTTTACACTTTCGTTTACTTCGCAAACTACAACGCCCGAAGCGTATCTTGTAACGATTGATGGCGTTGTTCAAACGCCTACAACTGCTTACAGCGTCAATACCACAACGAATAAGATTAAATTTACAAGCGCGCCCCCAACAAGTGCAAACATCGTTGTAGTACCGATTGGGACGACGTCTTCAGCAAATGATGCAACAGTTACCCAAGCGGGTACATCGACGACCAAGACACTAGCTAACTGGACAAATGATTTACAGACTGGTTTGATTGACGTAACAGCTACAGGATCAACAGTTGCACGATCTTTAGCTACGAGAGCGTCTGACATTTTTAACGTCAAAGACTATGGAGCTACGGGCGACGGTTCTACGAACGATACAGTTGAGATTCAAGCGGCAATAGACGCTGCTGAAGCAACAGGCGGTGGAACGGTTTACTTCCCCGAAGGAACATATCGAATCGCGCGTACTACTGGCACAAACGACCGCTGGGGTATTAAGATCGACTCTTCCAACGTCACGCTACGTGGTGAGACAGGTTCTAAACTAAGACGTTATGACACCGACATCAGTACGTACGCCTTGGCTTATCCTATCTTGTTCGTTGGTGTTGCCGATAACAACTCAGGAGCGCAAGTAACCAACGCGACTATTACCGATTTGGAGTTCGTAGGAGAAAACACAAGACACTCTACCTCTGGTTCGTCGATCCATGATTTCAGAACAGCTATAGAATTTAAGAACACTTCCAGAACGGTAGTAAAAAACTGCACGTTTACGGTTATAGATTCGCGAGCAATCTCTTATCAAGCACCTAATGACTACGATTACGTTGCAAATACTGAATACAACACGACTAAAAACTACAAATCGGAAGTGCTTAACTGTAAATTCCTAGCTACCGCTCACTCGACCTACAATCGAGCTTTAATGCACGCTGTCGATATAGGAGGAGTAGATGAAATCGTTATATCCGCCAATCAATTTGAATGGTGTGACAACGCTATTTCGGGTAGTGGTACGTATGATGACTTAGACGATGTAGAAACAGACACTTATACGGCGGCTGTGGGGAGCTCGTCAGTTAGGTCAACTCCCTTAACGGTAAAACGTTGCGGAAAAGGCTGGGTCATATCTTCCAACGTTGTAAAGAACAGTTCTGAACATGCTTTTTATCTGGAAGGAATGGACGTCACTGTTAACGCCAACACGATTAATAACGACAATGTTACAGTGTGCGGATTGGGAGACGCCATTAAGATACGCTCACGTAACTGTAGTTGCACAGGAAACTCAATAAGTAATTACATTCTGGGAATAGGCGTTCACGAACCAGCGTTTAACGTCACAATTAGCGGGAACACTATCGCAACTCCAGTTGGTACTTCATCTGGCGGAATAATAGACGTAAACGCAGATACACTCCCCGCTTATATAGCCGCTCGACCTTTTCTGACAACTTATTATTCAGTTGGTAATGTGTCGATCACTGGCAATACTATTCAATGTCCACAAGCTGGAACTGGTCTTTCGCAGATTGCTTTCAGAATAGCCACTCCTACTAGTACCTCTTCTGATTACCCCGACGACGACATAATCAGCGGTGTAACAATTCGCGGAAACACGGTTAGAAACCACAGATACGGCGTGTACATGTACGGTATTCTAGCAAAAAGCATTAACGTAGCTGGTAACACTTTCGACGGTAAACCGTTTATTTTAAGTGCGGGTGCTAATCCTTTGTCGTGGCGTAGTGGGGAGACTGAAGCGCCATTAGTTGCCGACGTGGTGCATGGAACAAACGCCTTTCAACAGTTAACGTTCATGGATAACCGCGTTTACGGTTCTAATTACTTGTTCGCTAGTACAACAGGGGCAGGGACGGCATCTACTATTCACATTCCTTGGGGCTGTGTCAGTAATTCGTTGTGGTACATAGAGAATTTTAAAACGTCAGACATGAGGACTATTGACCACTTCAACGCTTTTACAAACAATACTGGTCTTTTCTTTACGGACAGGACTTGGAACAACGGGTTTGCTGTAGGTAATATGCTAGGTAATACAACCGACAATAGTTTCCGTTTAAGCTCGTTCATGTACGACGTTACTACAAATCAGTTGGGGTACTATTACGACGATCTAGGTAATAAACGTCTACTTAATTAATATATAGCCGCCTAATACAGATGACCGAACAAATCTCCCACTTCCTTGACACGGCTTTAGCAATCGCTATTGGCGTGTTTGGTTGGATATTCAAGAAGTTCGCCGATAGACTCGACAAGGACGAGGATCGCTTAACAAAGATTGAAGTAGAATTAGCAACGCAAAGAGAACGCGACACAGCGGTTGAAAATCGCATGAGTGGACTCGAATCAACAGTAAAAGAAATTAACAGTAAATTAGATCGTCTCATGGAGATGATGATGAAAAAGTAATTATGGCTAAAATATGTCCAAAAGGTATTGCATGGGCGAAACGTACCTTTGATCGTTATCCAAGCGCTTACGCGAATATGGCGGCGTCCAAATATTGTAAAGACCCAAAGTACGGTAAAGGTCGAAAGAAATTAAACATTAAGAGAAAAAAATCATGAATTATAATAAACCTAAAAAGAAAAAGATGGGTCGTAAAAAGCTAATGATTAAACGTCCTTCCTACTGACATGGGCGAGTTAGCACGATGGAGAGCGCAGAACTGGGTGCGCATTGACAGTTCGGGAAAGGTCGCTGGTAAATGCGGTACATCTAAGAACAAGAAGAACCCTGACCGTTGTTTACCTATGTCCAAAGCAAAGTCTTTGTCGAAGTCACAACGCGCTTCAACCGCTAAGAAAAAGAAAAAGGAAGGCGGTAGCGGTAAACAATTCGTACGCAACACTAAATCTGCACGAGTATCTTTAAACATTAAACGTAAGAAATAACTATGAGCCGTAAAGGAGTATCACTACGCAAAGAACATAAGTCCAAGAAAGGCGGCTTAACCGCGAAAGGACGCAAGTACTACAACGCTAAAACAGGTAGTAACCTTAAAGCACCACAGCCCCAAGGCGGTCCACGTAAGGAGTCTTTCTGTGCGCGTTTTAAGGGAATGAAAGGTGCAATGGAAAAGAACGGTAAACCTACCCGTAAAGCTTTAGCGCTTAGACGTTGGAAGTGTTAACAACCAATTTATATGAAGAAACGAGAACAACTAGAAAACCTACAGGTACTCATCGCTGACACCTACTCCCAAGCTATAACGGAGATGAAGGTCGGTGCGGCTGAGTACAATGCGGCGCTTTTAAACGGCGCTAGACAACTACTTAAAGACAACGATGTTGTCAGCTTGAGCGAGCAAGGATCGCCTCTGGGTAAGCTTGCAGAAGTCCTACCGTTTGACGATAGTGACGAAGATAAAGAAGCGATAAGACAAGCGAAGTGAGCCACGTACCACCCGAACTTCGGGACTTTCGTAACTTCTTGTTCGTCGTTTGGAAACACTTGGGTCTTCCCGATCCAACGCCTCTCCAATACGACATCGCTAACTTCATCCAAGGCGGTCCTAAACGTTCCGTCATCATGGCGTTTCGAGGCGTCGGTAAATCGTGGATATGTAGTGCATATGTCGTACATCAACTACTACTAGACCCTACCAAGAACATACTTGTTGTGTCGGCGTCTAAATCGCGATCCGACGACTTCTCAACGTTTACCTTGAAAATCATTAACGACATTCCCGTTTTACAAGGTCTTAAACCACGTGACGGTCAACGGTTCAGTAAGATAAGCTTTGACGTCGGTTTAGCACCCGCTTCACACGCGCCTTCGGTCAAGTCACTTGGTATCACGTCCCAGCTTACTGGGTCACGTGCTGACATAATCGTTGCTGATGACATCGAAG